CCCAACCCCGAAGTGGCCAAATCTGCCACAAGCGAATACATATCAGTGGTAGAGCTAGAACGCGCTGCCAACTCATAACTGCCAGGTCGGTCAATTTCGCCGAGCCCTGAATTCTCTGCATTTGCCCATGTGGTAGTCGGATCATAAGTTGCCCAGGTAAGTGCGGCGGGTACTTCAGCCCAGGTGTTGAATAGTGCTTGGCTTAGAATCGTGTAAATCTGATTGCCGTCAAAATCTTTCGATAGAACTCCATCAGTTAAAGTCTTAGGCAGTTTGGACAAAGCGCCTAGAGCTGTAACGCGGATAGTCTCATTGATGCCGCCTGTGCCAGTGCTGGCCACCTCGACACTGGAATCAGTCACAAAGCCGCCGAATATATCTACATATGTGGCAGTCGAATCTTTGACTTTAATTGATAGCCCATCATTGACATCGATGGTCACTGGGGTCAGATTCAGATTGATGATTTCGATGCTGGCATATCCTGCACGCGGCTGGCTGTAAATATCTGTGCGGCCTGATACCACTGTTAAAGTGGAAAGGGTTATGTCTGTGTAATCCACTCCGTTGATTTGTAGCTGCCATTCGGGTGTCCACTGGGTCATAGCTTGTACGCCTGCGCTCCTAGACCGCCACGATAATAAGAAGTGTTGATGACATCGACCACCGCACGCGCTACGCCTTCAGGATCACCAGCCACGCCGATGTTCACATTGTTGGTCACATAGCTTGCAGGTGCGCCACCCAGGGTGGCAGTAGGTGTGAAGGTTTCAGGTCGGTATCCCGCAGGTGCGCCACCGATAGTCACTGTGGGTACGAGTGCCTGCGCCCTTGCAGCTGAAGCCGATGCGGCCGCTGCTCCTGATGATGCACCGCTAACTGATGGCATCGACATCGATGGAGCGGATGGGATAGAAGGTGCTGATACTGATGCGCTGGAGATTGATGGGGTGTTGAGTGTTGGCTTGTTAATTGTCGGAATGTTAGGCAAAAGCGGCACTGCGTTATAGGCGCGGATAAGAGCATTGATTCCATCGATCGCACCGCCGATAAGGAAGTTGATGGCTTTGATGACTCCAGCGATTACATCAATGACACCGCCTGCAATTTTGCCGACTACCTGGAGCGCCCCACCTAATACTGTGCCGATGACTGGCGCAAGGTACTGGGCGATGTAGCCGCCGAATTCCTTGAAAGTGTTTAGGTTATCGCCGATAGCATTTTTTACATATCCAAATGCTTTAAGTAGGCCATTGATGATTGGCGTGAATACATTGACGATGATATTGCCCAGGGTGGTAATTGCCCCACCGATGCCGCCTTTGTCTAGGCCAAAGCCACTGGACATTGCATTGATTGCGGGCAGTGCAATTTGGTTGATGAACTTCATCAGCTTTTCCAGGATAGGCAAAAGCGCAAAGCCGATAGTCTCTTTGGCTTCATCGAAAGCAATTTGCATCCGAGCGATACGGCCTGAATAGGTGTCAGCATTTGCCGCAGCTGCGCCGCCAAATAAATCTGTAAGTCTGCCCTGCACCTGGGTGAATGACATGGTTTTAAGTTCGGCAGCTGATAGGCCTATGCCTAATCTGCCCAGTGCTGTGGTGTTGCCGTCATAGGCTTTGCCCAGGCTATTGGCCACCGCTTCAAGTGGTTTGCCTGTAGCTGTCGATACATCCATTGCGATCTTAAGCAAATCCTGCGCTTTTTTGACATCGCCTGTCGATAGCGCAAGGCGCTGCAAGGCTGGGCGCAGTTCATCATCTGCCACACCAGTGGCCAAAGATTGCTGCAAGATAAACTGTTCAGTGGCGGCGATTGCGCCCTCTGTAGCCCCTGTGGCGTTCTTTAGAGCTAGGGCAAGCTGTGTCTGTGCCTTTTCATCCTCGATGGCGGCTTTGACCCCATCCACGCCGATTTTGATGGCGTAAGCGCCAGCGGCAGCGGCCGCAGCTACTAGGGCAGCGCCGACTACCTTGCCAGCCTTTGATACCTTATCGCCGAAAGTCTCCACATCAGCTGTGGCGGCCTTGAGTGACTTGTTGAGGTTATCTACATCGCCGAGAATGGATAGCTTGAGCGTTCTACTTCCTGCCATTAATCGAACCTCTTAACTATCTCGGAGAATCCTTCTTCCCACCTCTTTACGATTTCAGGCTGAATACTGCGCAGAGTTGGATAAATCCACCATCCACGCGAACCGCGACCCTCACGACCACTCCATACTGGGAACTGCTTATACTTATTCGAGCCAAATTCTGCCCCGCCCCAAAGGTCGCGTGTGGTTGCACCACCGCTGAACTTTTGCGCCGCAAACCCGTATGAGATTTCGCCAAACTTGGATGATTTAGATACTTTTGAGCCGTCAGCGATTCGAGACGATACCTTTGGGATGGATCGTGCGTTGCGTGATGCACTCTTAACCTTATCCGAAACAAATTCAGCGAGTGCGTTTGACTTGCTTTTGGCTTGGTCAAGCGCTTCTTCATCCATAGCCTTAAAGGATCGAGCGATGGCACGCAGTTCAGCTTTGTCATAGCTGATTCCCTCACTTGCCATCGGCTCGCCTCTCTAATATCTCCAGCGCTGTCATTACATCTTCAGCACTTGTAAATTCGCTAGTCGGTAATCCTGTCGCGATTGCCAAATCCCAAAGGGTTCGGCTTAGGCTTCCGACTGGGTAACTTTTGGGTCAGAGTTACCAACCTCGACATTTGCGACTGTTTCAGTCCATACATCGATTGGCTTTACAGGCTTCCCCGCAGCTTCGCGCTTCATGGCGTGATACGCCAGGAATATGAGATCAGATAGCCCTATCTTCTCCTGCGCTTGGCTGATGATGTTGCCCGTATTCTTTTCCCACTTTACCCATTCAGGTGGGGCTGCCACGAATGTGGCAACCTCGCCCGAATTGAATTCAATTGTTATTGGTAGTTTCATTTTTGCTCCCGTTCTTAGTTTTAGCTAAATGTTTCGGTAGGTGTTCCTACCACTGTGAATGATAAGTCCACTGTCTGTGCATCAGGTGCTGCGCCGCCCACTGCTGGGAATACGGGCAAGACATTGAACGCAAAGACCGCGCCAGTTGCAGCTGTAAGTGATGCAGCTAGTGTGGTGTTTGGTGCTGATTCGCAGGCAGACCATAGAGCTTCACAGAGCGAACCTGTAGCGCCCCAGTCTGCAAGCATTGAGACATCGAAAGTCCATTGATCGTCAATGTGCTTGTATGCCTTTCCATCAAGTGTTTGATATGTCTCGATGGTTGGTGAATTTGCGAGTGTAGCGCTGGTCGCTTGCGCGTCATAGTTAACTGTCGCGATCGTCAACACTAAATCGCGACCCGTGATGATCGTTGTTGGCACAGTATCTCCTTAGTTTGTTTGAGTGTAGGTCGTAGATACATTGATGTCGGCTGTAAGCATTGTGCTTGCACCGACTTCTAATGGGGTTGGCCGATCTACATTTCCAACCACATATCCCGCAGGTATAGCTGCAAGAATTCCCATGATGAGCTGCTCCAGGTTATCCAGGGATGCAGGGTTTGAGTTATATGCCACGATGGCAGTGATAGTAAAGTTCACTTTTACTTTGATGACCGATTTACCGATGAGCTGTTGCTCCAGGTACGGCGATGATGGCACTATGACAATTGCTGGCGGGATTGGCGATTCAGGCACATATCCGTAGCTTGTGGCAGCTAGTGAATTGAACGCGGCCGCCAGTGTTGATCGTGTGCCAGCCAAAGTGGATGCTGGCATTTACTGCACCACTGTCTCGACATCGAGGAATGGCATGAGCAAAGTTGATACGCGGTTGGTCAAGCTGCGACCCATTCTGTATGGGGTGCTGGCAAAATCTACGCCTTCAATTTGGCCGCCAGCTGCTACACGCGACTGGAATACTTCTACTGATACCGCGAGGATGGCTGATTCGATTGCATCGTTGCCTGCATAAATTTGGGCTGCTGAATAGCCTGAAAGTGTGGCTGTGCCAGTTGGAATAATGTCGCGCAAAGTCACATCAGCATTTGTGATTGCAGCGGTAAAATAATAGTTGCCCATCATTCCATCGAGTGATGTATTTGTATCCACCACTGTAACTGTGGCTGTGAATGGTGCAGGAAGCCCGGCCACGACAATTGATTGCCCTGTGACAAAGTGATGTGCGCGGGCTGTGTAATAAGTAGCGACATTGGATGTCAGCTTGTAAGCATTGACTGCTGAAGTATTTGCAACCAGCATAGGCAAAATTACGGCCTCGCTAGTGTTAATTATTTCATCTAGATAAGCGTCATTGTACAAGGATGAACTCACGCCCAGCACTGATCGCAACTGTGATGCTGTGACTATGCTGGGCATGAGTTTACCTTTCGTTCGGCTCGGGTAGCGCGGGAGCGCACTACCCGATGATTAGTTTGTGGTTATGGATCAGGTCTTGTTGATACCAAATGCGCCCGCACCGATTTTGGTTGCGATTGCGCCATATCCATACATTGCTACCAAGATTTCACCTGAAGCAATGACATCAGCACGAAGCTGATAAGTTGGTGATTCGTACCATGTGTACGCTGTTGGATTGATGATCATCATTGAATCATCTTTGTCTGTGTCATTGGCTGATGGAACGTTTGCTGTGACATAAAGATCAAGTCCTGCGACATTGCCGCGGATTGAATCTGGGCGTACAACACCACCGGCGTTTGATGGCTGTGCTGCCATGTAGATAGGGCGGCCTGAATCGTTAAGTGTCATCAGGTTTGCCCACTGTGATGTGTTCGCAAGAATGTTGCGAGCAAATCCTTGAGTGTTGGAATAGACAGATGCCGCTCCGCGTGACACAAATCCGAGCAACTCTGAAGCTGTTGGGTATGTTGTCAGTGTTGTGGCATCAGCTGTTGCGCCTGATGCAAGTGCTGTGTACACGGCCAAATCTGTTGCCTTTGCGTACTGTGCAGCCATGTTGTTCATCAATTCTGTGATGAAGAGTGGTGATGAGCGGTCAAAAAGTTCCACAGAAAATTGCTGTTGTCCAGCATATTTTTTGACTGAAACTGTGACGAATGATGAAGCTTGATCTGTATTGGATGGTGTGCCAGCTTCTGCTGTTTCGGCAACTGTTGGAAGAGTTGTGATTTTTGGAATCTCAAAAGACATTCCAGCATCAGGTAAGACACCTGTTGT